AAATCCCTTTTTTTACTTCGTGATTCACAGCGTAAAACGATTGCTTCAGGCTTAAATTTTGAGCAAATAAAACCACTTTCAGAGCATATCAAAGGCTCGGTTATTTGTTTTGATCGTATGGTGGGAGAAGTCGCATGAACCATTCAACAGAAAAGCAAGAAGAAACGCTGTTATTAGTCGAATATCACCTAAAAAATGCTGAAGTCGAGGCTAACAACGCATTGTCCGAAGTTAAAAACCTCTTAACCGATGAAGATTTTGTATTGCTATCAGAATTAGTTTTGCAGGCAACTAAAAACCTTCGTTATGCAGGCATTATTTCACTAGCTAAACAAGAGCCTGACGAGCAACGCCGCACTGTATTGATCGCGCTAACTAAACAGATAATAGAGTTGAATGATCTTTTAGGGGATAAGTCATGAGCCAGTTAAACACCACCCCAAACAGTACGGCTGTTCCTATCGTTGGCACAATAATTATGCCCCAAGATGAATATGAAGCTTTTATTAATCATGCGGGTGAGTTTGATGTTACCTGTTTTGAGGTGAAGGCCCAAGATAATAAGCCATTATCCCAGTTATTAGAAACCAAAGAACAGGCCGTTAAGTTATGCGATGATCTTAAAACAGATCATCCGGGTGCAAAAATCAGCAAGTTGATTTGGTATTACTCTTCAGCTAACGAACGTGACCGCTTGGAAATGATGGATAGCATTGTTAAAGCTGAAAATCAGACATAAAAAAAGGTCTATTTAAATTCATAAATAGACCTTTCCCTTAAAAATGTAAATCTTACAACCACAGGGATATTTTACATTTTTTACGGGAAATTGCTCTATTTTTTCATACAAAGTACATAGGTAAGCCAATGAAAAATATTCAAGATATATGTGCAGGAACCTGCGCGAAATTAGGCGGCAAACAATGAGCCAACAACTAGAAAATATTATCAATGCGCTTGAGACTTACACAGGAAAGCCGGCTAAACGTAACGGCGGTCGAATTTCTTGTGTATGCACCCATGATGGAGCATCACATTATAATTTGTCGGTTACTGATGGAAATGATCGGGTTTTATTGTACTGTCATTCACACCAGTGTGATGCACAGGATATTTTAGAAAGGGCGGGGCTATCTATTCGAGATGTTTATTTTAAACCGCTAACCAGATTAAATAATGGAGCCCAGCAAAAACCATTTGTTAATGATCGTAAATTAAAAAGTGAGTTAAATTTTGAGCTGATTATATTGCAGGTTTGGTTAAGCGATGTGGCGGCGGGCGCTTGGGATAATTCAGGAAATGACACCCATGACCGGACTTTATTAGCATTACGGCGGGTTAATGCAATTACAGCGCATTATTTAAAGGTTGATATATGAGCAACCAACAAACAGCAGCGGATTTACTACTAGAAAACTCGGTTCCGATTGAAAAAAATGCGGGTGATGCTGTTCAGGAGTGGAAAAACGAATTGATTCCATTTAATAGAATGATGGGGTTTTTATCGGGCACTGAATGGTTAGTTAATAAAATCCTTTGCAGGAACTCAATTGGCACGATGTTTGGCGACTCTGGAACCATGAAGTCATTTGTGGCGCTTGATCTGGGTTTGTCAATTGCCTGTGGTTTAGATTACCACGGGCATAAAGTACATCAAGGCGGGGTTGTTTACGTGTGTGGTGAAAATTTCCACGGCACACCTAAGAGAGTGATGGCGTGGTGTATGGAAAATGATATTGATACGGAAACAGAGGTTCCTTTTTTTATTACAAGGCTACCAGTCGCCTTGATCGATGAAACATCTATGGTTTGTTTGGCGGACGATATTTTAAAGTCTTGTGAAAATCCCGCGTTAATTATTGTTGATACCTTGAGTGCAAACTTTGGACAGGGGGATGAGTCGTCTAATTCTGACGTAGGGCAACTGCTAGCTAATGTGAGTACTTATTTTAGCGGTTTGGGTGCATGTGTCATGTTCGTGCATCACGTCGGACACGGCGCTAAAGATCGCGAGCGTGGGGCGTATGCTTTGCGCGCTAACGTAGACTTCCGAATACAAGTAGATAAGCCAGCAGATAGCCCGAGTTTAACGCTAACAAGTCTTAAGGTTAAAGATGGGGCGTTATTTAGTCCTATTGCGTTTAAATCGCGGGTGGTGGCAATTCCTGAGCTATTCGACTCTGAAGGCATCCAAGAGACTTCGGTAGTATTAGATATTGCGGAATATTCGCCGGTGGTGGCGGCAGTTAATAACGCCGGTTCTGGTTTACAGTTGCTAGCATTTACGGCGTTGGCGGATGAATGCAAGAAGCGGCGAGAAGAGTTAGATAAGCGCGGTGGTGCTGGATCAGCTTGGGTTCCGTTTGAGGTTTGGTATCAAATGGTATCTAAAGAATACGCTGCAAAAGGAAAGACGGCTCGAAAAGATTCATTTAAGCGGTCAATTGACAATATGCTTAAAAAAGAAATTGTAGAGTCAAATTCCGGTCTTTATCGAGTAAAAGAATGAAAATAGCCTTCCACTACTCCACAACCATATTACTCATTCCACCACACCCCACACCCTATAGGGGGGTGTGGTGTGGTGTGTAAGTGCTGTGTAATTTGTGTATGGATTGTGGGTCTATTGTGTAAGCTTTGTGTGAGTCGGTGGAGTAGCTCCACAACTGGTATTTTTTTGGTGTGGTGAGGTTTTGTGTAAGGTTTGTGTGTTGTTTGTGTAGGTGTGTGGAATATTTACACCGTTGTTATTCTTGAGTGGTGAGGTCGTATGTATTCAATACACAGTAGATTAAAGAGAATCAAGAATATCTTAAATGTTTTGGGTCCTTCTGTAACTTAGGTACAGGCGGGTAAATTTGTGCGCGTGTTTTGGGTAGGCAGTGTGCTTTAGAGTTACTTTACTTTTGGTTCTCAGTTAGCAGTTAACTTACCAACATCTAAATATATCCATATATTAATTAATTTTTTCAAGGAGTTAAGTATTATGAGTTTTGGAACGCAAGCAGATTTAGCAAGGCATTTGGGGATTAGTCGGTCGGCTGTTTCTCAAGCTTTTAAGAAGCACAATATACAACTTAGTTTAAATGGCGAGTTTGATATTGAATATGCAGCGTGGTTACTTCAAGAAAGGCAGGACAAACTAAAAAGCCAGGCGCAAAGATCAAGCACCAAGCAACCGGCTGGCGTAAAAGATATTCGTACTCAGCGTGAAGTATTACGGCTTTATTTACCGGCTTTAATTGATGAAGCAATCACTGAGTTTATAACAGTCAATTTTAATAATATGGATGCTTGGGACGGCGATATAGATGAGTTTACAAAAGATATGGGGAGCGACCTCATATCGTACCTAACACTATGGGAAAAAATAAAGAAATCTATTAACAAAAGTCATCCGCCTGAATTAACTGATTTTGAACTCAAAGACCCTGATACTTTAAATTTTGACCCAATCAGCGTTACATTTGAAAACCATATTGAATGTATTTTATCGGATACGCCGAATTAAATTGGGTCCTTCAAGTGCTTCACTTCTTGCGGGTGAAGGAAGGCGCAGTTCTTTTCTAATTGTGGCCTGATTGTAAGGGGGGTGCATGTCAAAATATAAGGTAATAATAATATGAATAAAGATTTAATACTTTCAGCACTAAACGAAGTGCCAACGAGATCAATTTTAGGCACTGTTTTTGGGGTTTCTCGACAGACCATAGATAAGCTAATCAAGAATAACGTTTTAGATACGGGTGCAACTTTAGGCGAGCAGTTGCAATTATATTGCTCAAACCTTCGTGAGCAGGCCGCCGGTCGATTGGCTTCTGGTGACTTTGATTTAGCCACGGAAAGAGCTGCTTTAGCACATGAGCAACGTTTACGGCTTGAAATGCAAAACGCAGTAACACGGCAAGAATACGGGCCAATTATTCAAATGGAATTAGGGCTTGCTGATGTGCTTTCAATGGTGGGGTCTAAATTAGATACCATTGTGGGTAAATTAAGAAAACGCAGCGACGTATTAACCTCGGATGACCTCGAAACCGTGAGCCAAGTGATCGCAGATGTTCGCAATGACATTGCAGATTGCACAATCAATTGGTTTGAAAATGATGATACTGAACAGGATGAAGAAGAATGAATCCACGTAATTTAATTACTGAAATTTTATCAATGCACCCAAGACAGCAGATAAGCCCTGAAATACTCGAAGCGCTCCAAGGTGCTTTTTCTTCATATATATACAATAAAACTCCTCTTGAAGAAGGGTTGTTCTTAAAGCAAACAAGAATAAGCGACCGGCTCAAAAAAGAAGCTAGAGACCGACATTTGAAACGGGCCGCAAAGCAGATTATTGCGCCTAACGTTACACAGAAAGCAATCCGGCTTGAAGCTGCAATATTAACATTTGAATCACTTATTTGGCCAAAATGGGAATTTTTAGAGATGCCACCACTTGAATCATCACTTTTGAGGATGAATTTATTTTATGCAAAGCGGGCCTGTTCAACACTCCCGAAGTATAAGCAGTTAATAAGAATTATTTAACGGACATTTTACCCCCCTTAAAAAGTCCTTTTCGATTGTCTAAAATTAACCCATAAATTTAATTTCATGGGTTTTAATTATTATATGTTCAATAAAAAATCACCGACCTACATGGCCACAGACGAAGAAAAAGAGATCATTCGGCTGGAGTCTGTTATTGAAGGGCTTAATGCTGAGGTGTTAACTCAGAAAAATCATGTGATAGCAGCTAAATCAGAAGCTAAAACAAATAAGAATAATTATTTCTCACAAGGAATTGTGGCCGAACAAAAACGGATATTAGCCGTTTCACGATTGCCAGAATTTCAAGGCCGCGAAAAAATTGCTTTAAAAATGGCATTAAGTGATTCGCCTCAATCAGAGCCGCAAGCAATCGGAAGTATGTTGCGCTACGCCCCAAAGGCAAGTAGCGGCGGACAACTGGATGCTCATATGCGCGCATTAGGGAATCCAGATGTCGGAGCCGATTTAGGCGAAGATTTAAGCCAACCCAACCCATTAGAATCAATTGCAAAAGGAGTCCTATAAATGGATTTGTTCTCTACATCTAACATGCTTAAGGCTGTTGACCAGCTACCAATGAGTAATTTATTTTTAATAAATCACTTTTTCCCCAATGTACAAACTGAAGAATCTAATGAAATTCATTTTGATGTTATTAAAAAAACTCGGCGTTTAGCTCCTTTCGTATCTCCTGTGGTCGCAGGCCAGATTATGGAGAGCCAGGGTTTTGAAACGAAAACCTTTGAACCAGCGTACATAAAGGATAAAAGAGTTTTTGACAGTACCAGACCTCTCAAGAGACTTTCGGGGGAGTCCATTGGTGGCTCATTTGCGCCAAACCTGCGTATTGAGCGCTTATTAGTCAATGAAATAGCAGATCAGATTAACATGGTAGATCGCCGCCTTGAAGTAATGGCAGCTGAAGCACTGCGAACAGGTGCGTTAACTATTACAGGGAAAAAATACCCAACTCAGAATGTGAATTTTGGACGTGATCCAGAATTAACCATTACTTTAGCCGGTGCAGCACTTTGGTCTGACCCAGCATCGAACCCATTAGACGACCTGCAAGATTGGTCTGAACTGGTTTTAAAGAAATCGGGTGTCTCAGCCCATTCAGTTGTTATGTCAGTTGATGTATGGAAAATATTTAGATCGCATCCCACTATTAGCGCAGAATTAGATCGTATGCGCTCAAGCTCAACAATGAACTCAAACGCTCAAAATATTGAAGGCGGCGAGCTTAAAGGTGAGATTCATGGCTTTAATATTTATGTTTATACTGGCTGGTATATCGATGATGCCGGTATAGAGCAGTCAATATTACCAGCAGGAACCGTTTTATTATCTAGCCCTAAAATGGATGGGGTCCGTGCCTTCGGAAGTATTCTAGATTTTGAATCAAATTATAGAGCATTGCCGTACTTCCCTAAAAGCTGGGTGACAGAAGATCCGTCTGTTCGTTATTTATTGATGCAATCAGCACCGCTTGTTGTTCCAACTCGCATTGATGCAACGTTATCAGCAGGAGTTTTATAACATGGCTTCTACACAAGCAAAACAGATTCAAGCCTTAGTTGGTCAGGTAAAGTCCGCCGTTTCTAAAGCTGAAATGGATTTAGAAGCCGCATTGCAGGAAAGAGAAAATATTATTGCCTTGCCTATCCAAAAACAGCAGATCAAGGATGATTTTGCTTACGCTGTTGATACTTCATCCGCAAAGTTCGAGGAAACTTTAAACTCAATGATTGCAGCTAGAGCGCGCAAAAGAGATGCTACGGGCATTAAAAAAAGCCCTGATGTTATGCGCAAGCAAGGTAATTACAATGAGCTAAATATCGAAGCTATCAATTATTTCCTTGGTTCCGTAATTAAAGACCTCACCAATCAAAAAATTGATGAAGTGAGCTTCCTCAGTGATGGGGTTGACGATGCCGAATTTGAACAGTTACTTGAAACGGTTGAAATTAAAATAGATAAACTAAAAATTGCACGCGATGAAGTCGTGGGTGAATTGCAATCAATCTTAAGATAAACACAACACCGCAGCACCTCCACGACTGGATAAGTCGATAAATTATCACGGTTGGTTGGCTGGGTATGATCGTTATAAAACAGAACCAGCGTTAAATTTAAAAGTTTTAGCCGGTATTGCAGCGGCTAATGTGTTGAATGTGAGTCAGTCCACTGCATGCTCATTAAAAACCCAGGACTGCCCTGGGGTTTTTTTGCTTAATAAATATTTCAGGTGAAAATATGAGTACGGAACCTAATCTGGATAATGTTAAACCCTCACGCATAAAAAGAAAGCTCAAGCGGCGCTGGGGAAAGAAATCGAGTTAAATTAATTTAAAGTTTTTAGCCGGTATTGCAGCGGCTAAGATGTGCTAAATAGATCCACTGCAAACTCCCTTAAAAGGCCCCAATTAAATTAATTGGGGCCTTTTTTATGCGTAGCGAAAATGGATACCGTGCAAACCTTCTCTACTGTTTGATAAGGGAGCGATATAACACAGTAAGTTGCGGTAAATTGATTAATTGTTACATCAATCAAGATTGATTATTACTTTTCTGACATTGGACTTCAAATCCCTTCTCACAATAAAACCGTACTCAGAATGTTTAATTAATGTCATAAAAAACTAACACTATAAGCACCATTCAATTGAGTCGGTACCCACCTGAGAGCAACATCGATCATATTGCCACTTAATTCAGTTTATTCAGTTGTCAGTTAGGGTAAATAGATAAAAATAATATGTTCTGAACATATTTAAAATGTAGCCACTTATGTAGCAACTTAAAATTTATGCCGTAAAAACACCCTAGAATACTGGCTTTATGATTCAGGCCCTCGTACCATAGATGAATCAAGGCATTGCGCAAAAACGCAAAGCCTTTTTTTATGCCTAAAATTTACCTTCAACAACTGCCTCCTTACAGCCGAAAAGCGGTCTTTCGTATTAAAGCATCACT